CAGTTGTTTCCTACGTAATCGTAAGACAGGTAAAACATATAAGACAGGTGACTCATGGCATTCATTCACACCAGTTCTACTTCAAGACCTTCGTGATACTTATCCTGATGTAAATTTTGTTGGTATTCGTATCATGGCACCAAGAGACCTTTCGAGTTTCCTTCGTGTCAACTGTGATGATTACAATAGTTCAGAGGTTGAGCAGCATAGACTTACTTGGAGAAAGACAAAAGCAGTCGCAGTCAAAGGATCTGGATACCATGTTTACTTTGGATTATCATCTACTGCCCTTGCAAATGATTCTGAATTTGAGGTCGAAGAGGGTGCAACCAAGGCACAAATCAAAAGAGCATTTACTAAGTCATTATCTGCAAAGAAAATGAACAAGAAAATCTTGAATGAGTTTGTAACCATGATTGCCTAAATATAAAAAAAAGTGTCTATAAAGATGAAGACTTATCAACAATTTGTACAAGAAAGTAGTCTTACAAGGATTAAAAGTAAGTCTGATAAGGGTGGTATGGCCATCCTGTCAGGTTCGAGGGGTGATAAATCAAAGAAAGAAAATAAGGCAAGGGCAAAGCAATTGGATAAAGATATTCGTGGTAAAGGTTTACCAGGTGCCACTAAGGTCACTGGTTCTTATGTTGAGAAGGATAAGTCTGGTAAAGAAACAAAAGTCAAAGAGAGATCACATGTAGTGACCTCTGGAAAGATGGGTAAAAGAAAATTTAAAAAGGCAGTTAAATCACTTGGTAAGAAGTATGGACAAGATTCTGTATTGACACAAACTAAAAAAAGTGGTAGACTAATGGCAACTAGAAAAGGTGGTCTTGGAAAAGCAAAAGGAATAGGTGTTGGTAAATTTAAACCACAGGGTAAAAACCCTGAGGGTCAATCACAAATTAAGGGAAAAACTTTTACTTATGGATAACAAAATTGATAACTCCAATTGGAGAGAAGACTACAAAAATTATACATCTAACAAGATGGAACTTGACTTATTAGAGAATGGACCTAAGAGTTTATCTCAGTCATGGCATCTTCAAGCACTTTATTCAAATTGGAAAAAGGTAAAGGGTATTAAAGATCCAGAACCACTTAATTTACAATCATCGTTTAAACAATGGAACGATAGAGTGGACAATTAACAAACTGGCACATTAATTGTTGTATTGATATGAATATGAATTATAATAAGTATATCAAACAAACAACTACATCATGTCTTACGTGCCCTTCCAGATCAAAATGACTGAAAATCAAATAACTGATAAGTTAAGATCTCTTTACGGAACTGAATTTACTACAGCAGATATCAAAGCATTCTGCTCTATGAATGATATTCATTACAATACAGTCACCAGAAAATT